GGCCCTGATGTGGGAGAGGTACGGGCAGGAGATCGAGGTCGCCCTCTACGCTCGGCGCCTGGCCGAGGCCGAGAAGGGCGACGCCGGCGTCAACCTGGGGACCCTGGTCCGCCAGATGTCCGACAGCCTCGGCCTGACGACGCCGGGCATGCGGGCGAACCGCTGGCGGATCGACCGGGAAGAGGCTGCCGAGGAGCGGCCGAGCGGCCCGGTGAAGCCTGCCTCCAACTCGGCGCGCGCCCGACTGAGAGCGGTGCCCGGTGGTAGCGGCTGACGACGGCACCTGGACCCTGGACTTCCCGACGCTGTACGTCGTCCCGGACTGGATCGCCCGGCACTGCTGGCTCGAGTCCGTCGGCGGCCTCTCCAGCGAGCCCCAGCCGTTCGAGATGTACGACTGGCAGCTCCGCGCGACGGTGAACCACTACCGGGTCAAACCGACCGCCACGGTTGGGCAGCTGTCGACGGCGTTCTTCTATCGGCGGTCGCAGATCGTCGCGCCACAGAAGAGCGGCAAGGGCCCCTGGACGGCGGGGATCACGGCCGCCGAGGGCGCCGGCCCGGTCCTCTTCGCCGGGTTCGCCGAGGGTGGCGAGCGGTACCGCTGCTCTGACCATCGGTGTGGTTGCGGCTGGGTGTACGAGTACGAGCCGGGTGAGCCGATGGGCCGTCCGTGGAACCGGCCGCTGATTCAGCTCACGGCCACGTCGGAGGATCAGACGGACAACGTCTACCGGCCTTTGCAGGCGATGATCCGCAACGGCCCGCTGGGCGAACTCATGAAGGTGGGCGAGCAGTTCATCCGCCTGCCGAACGACGGCCGCATCGACGTGGTCACGAGCAGCGCCCAGTCCCGTCTCGGCAACCCGATCACCTTCGCGCCGCAGGACGAGACGGGAATCTGGACCGACGGCAACAAGATGACGAAGGTCGCGACCACTCAACGCCGCGGCCTGGCCGGCATGTCCGGCCGGTCGATGGAGACGACTAACGGGTGGGATCCCAGCGAGAACAGCGTTGCGCAGAAGACGGCGGAGACCAAGACGAAGGATGTCTACCGCCTCCACCGCCTGCCGCCGAAGGGCCTGTCGTACACCAACAAGGCGGAGCGTCGGAGGATCCACGCCTTCGTCTACGAGGGTTCGGCCCACATCGACCTGGACTCGATCGAGGGCGAGGCGGCCGAACTGCTGGAAAAGGAGCCGGCCGAGGCGGAGCGGTTCTTCGGGAATCGCATCGTCGCAGGCATGGGCACCTGGCTGCAGCAGGACCGCTGGGACGCCCGCAAGGAGGCCAAGGAGGTACCGGACGGCAGCCGGATCGTGCTGGGCTTCGATGGTTCGGACGTGGACGACTGGACCGGCATCAGGTGCGAGACATTGGACGGCTACCAGTTCACTCCGGTCTACGGACCGGACCGGCGGCCGACTGTGTGGGATCCGGCCGACTGGGAGGGGCAGGTTCCTCGGCTCGAGGTCGACACGGCGTTCCGAGAGGTCTTCGCCCGGTACGACGTGGTGCGCGCGTACTGCGACCCGCCGTACTGGACGTCGGAGGTGGCCGCCTGGCAGGCCGCGTTCGGCGAGAAGCGCGTCACGGAGTGGCACACGGCTCGTGCGGTACAGATGCACGCTGCGTGCGAGTCGCTGCTGACGGACGTGCTGAAGGCGGATACGACGTTCCGGCATGACGGGTGCGAGACGACGTCCCTGCATGTCCGCAATGCCAGGAAGGCGGCGCGGCCGGCCAACCGGTATGTGCTCCGCAAGGCGAGCCACATCCAGAAGATCGACCTGACCGTCTGCTCCGTCCTCGCGCACGAGGCGGCATCGGACGCCATTGCGGCGGGCCAGGCGAAGACGAAGAAGCGGCGCGCTCGCGGCTTCTGACCGAGAGGAGGCGGGATGCCGAAGCCTGCGGTCCAGTCTCCCGAGTGGTGGCGTGACCGGCTGTACGACGCTCTGTGCAAGCGGTCGCGCGACACGCAGATCTACGACGACTACTACGAGTGCGAGCACCCGCTGCCGCACCTGCACGAGAAGGCGCGGGCTCCCTTTCGGCGGCTGCTGAAGATGTCGCGTGCCAACTACATGGAGCTCGTCGTCGACGCCCTCGTGGGCCGTCTTGAAGTGGCCGGCTTCCAGTCGGACAACGAGGGCGAGGCCGACGAGAAGGCGTGGGCCTTGTGGCAGGACAACAACCTCGACGGCGGTTCCTCACTGGCCTTCCTGGAGGCCGCGATCCGCGGCAGCTCGTACATGCTGGTCTCTCCGCCGTCCGGCCGCCGCGGCTTCCGGATCACGCCGGAGCACCCGACCCAGGTCATCACTGAGGGCAAGCCGGGGGAGCCCGACGAGCTGGCCGCGGCCCTGAAGCTGTGGATGGACGACTGGACGGGCCACCTGTGCTGCACCGTCTACCTGCCCGGCAACCTCTACAAGTTCTCAGCTCCCGAGCCGAAGACGGGCAGCCGCCCACAGTGGGTCCGCCGTGAGGTGACGGGGGAGGAGTGGGGCGGCAAGAACGTCCTGGGTGAAGTGCCGTTCGGGGAGATCGCGAACCGCCCCCGGATGCTGAAGCCGGGCGCGTCCGAACTGCGGTCGGTGATCGGGATTCAGGACCGGATCAACAAGACGATCGCGGACCGGATGATGACGCAGGAGTTTGCCGCGTTCCCGCAGAAGTGGGTCACCGGCATGGAGATCCCGGTCGACGAGAACGGCCAGGACATCGAGCCCTTCGACATGGCCGTGAACCGGATCCTGGTAGCCGAGGAGGAGAAGGCGCAGTTCGGGCAGTTCGCCGCCGCCGACCTGTCCGGCTATCTCAAGGGCAAGGAGGCCGATGTCCACGACATCGCTGCCATCACCTCGACCCCGCCTCACTACCTGCTCGGCAGCATGGTCAACCTGTCGGCCGAGGCGCTGAAAGCAGCCGAAGCGGGCCTCATCCACAAGATCTACCAGCGACGCCGGTTCCTCGAGGAGGGCCTGGAGCGCACGATGCGCCTGGCCGGCTTCGCCTCCTCACAGGCCCGCATCGTGTGGAAGTCCCCGGAATGGCGCACCGAAGGGGAGCTCGTCGACGCCCTGGTGAAGATGTCGACCCTGGGCGTTCCTCGCGAGGTCCTGTGGGAGCGCTGGGGCGCGACACCGCAGGAGATCGAACGGTGGCGACGGCTCGGGCAGGAGGAACTCGACCGGGCGATGAGCGACGACCTGGCGGCCGAGTACGGGCCCAAGCCCACCGAACCCGTCCCCGCGCAGCTGGCCGTCGGAGAGTGAGCCGTGGCCCTGACCGCCCGGGAGATCGCCCTGCGGCACTACCGTCGCCAGCAGCGCATCACGCGCCGCACTGCCAACCAGGTGCAGGCCCTGTGGCGGCTCCTTGATCGCAGCGACCTCACCGGGTCATGGGACGCGGGCATCGGGAAGCGTGTCGTCGAGGTTGTCACCGCGGCTCAGCTCGCCTCCGCGAACCTGGCTGACGCCTACGTGGACGCGGTCGTCGCGGCCGACGGCGCCGACCCGGACCGCGCGGGCCGGATCCGGCCCCTGGCCTTCGCCGGAGAGGCCGCCGACGGCCGGGCGCTGGGCTCCCTGATGTACCTGTCGGTCATCGGCACCAAGGAGCGCATAGGGCGAGGGCTCGGCACGCAGGACGCCTTGATGGCAGGACTGCGGCACGCGCTGATGCTGTCCACGTCGGAGGTGACCCAGGCGGGCCGGGGTGCCATCGGAGCGTCGATGGCGGCCAAGCGCACCATTCAGGGCTACGTCCGCGTGGTGCAGCCCCCGGCCTGCTCCCGGTGCATCATCCTGGCCGGCAAGGAGTTCGGGTGGAACACCGGTTTCCAGCGGCACCCCAAGTGCGACTGCATCCACCTGCCGACCACCCTGATCGCCAGGCGTCAGCCCCGGCGGATCAGCGCGGACGGCTTCACTCCGACCACCCGTCCAGGCCAGGGCGCATCCGGCTTCCTGGACCCCAGGGCGTACTTCAACAGCCTCTCGGCGGCCGAACAGCGGCGCGTCTTCGGTGAAGCCGGCGCCCGAGCGATCCGCGAGGGCGCCGACATGGGTCAGATCGTCAACGTCCGCCGCGGCATGTACACCGCCTCGGCCTACGGTCGGCGCCTGTCCGCCACCCGCGAAGGGACCACGACTCGCGGCCTGTTCTATCGGGCCGAGCGCTCCCGCGACATCGCCCGGGGCCGCGTTGCCGCAGACATCGGCCGCCGCTACCAGGTGCGTACCCCGCGCCTGACACCCGAGGAAATCTTCCGGCTCTCCGCGAGCCGGGACGAGGCGATTGCCATGCTCCGGCGCTTCGCCTACATCACCTGACCTGGCGCAACGCCTGGTCTCCATCCCGCAACGGGAGTACCCGCATGTCTGAAGCAACACCCGAACCGACGACCACCTCTGAGAGCCCTGCACCGGAGGTCGAGCCCGCAACGGGCGAGGCCGACGCCGCACTGGGGCCCGCAGGGGAGAAGGCGCTCTCCGAGTGGAAGCAGCGCGCGAAGGAAGCCGAGAGGCTCAGCAAGGCGCAGGCGGCCCGGCTGAAGGAGATCGAGGACCGGGAGAAGTCCGACCTCGACAAGCTCACCGAGGCCAACGCCGCAGCGGAGAGCCGGATCACCGCTCTCACGCAGCGCGCCGTGCAGGCCGAGGTCAAGGCCTTGGCCGCATCGAAATTCGCCGATCCGAGCGACGCCAGCGCGTTCCTGAGCCTGGGCGACTACGTCGACGACGACGGCGACATCGACAGCAAGGGCATCGAAAAGGCCCTCGCCGACCTCCTCAAGGCCAAACCGCACCTCGCCCGCGAAGGTGCCGCGCCGTCCTTCGACGGCGGAGCCCGCACCACAGCAGCAGGCCCCGCCTCCATGAACGACCTCATCCGCCAGCAGGCGGGTGCCTAACCACGTCCGGCCCGGTTCGACCTGGCCGGCCATTCTCACGAAAGGCAGGCATCAGCCGTGGCCTACAACAACCTGACGAGCCGCACCGACGCCGCGGCCCTCATCCCCGAAGAGGTCTCCAAGGAGATGCTCGGCAAGGCCGTCGAGGACTCGGCCGTGCTGAAGATGTTCAAGCGGATCCCGGTCGCCCGCGGCCAGGTTCGCCTGCCGATCCTCTCGGCCCTGCCCGTGGCCTACTGGGTCGCCGGCGACACCGGCCTCAAGCAGACCACCGAGGTCAACTGGGCGAACAAGTACCTCAACGTCGAGGAGATGGCGACCATCGTCCCAGATG